AAACCAACTGAAGTTTTAAATAGTGTAAGTGCTACAGGTTTTGTTAATGGTAACTTTACATTTAGTAATAGTCATGCTCTTACAGGTGTACAAGGCACAACAACACTAGGAACAATTACAAAGACTGCTGTAGTATTTAACTTTGCAGCATTTGCTAATCAGTATAGCACTGCTAGAACTATACAAATACCAAGGGCAGCATAATGTCTACTCCTGCAGAACGAACAGTTAGAGTTCCTTTTGAAAACAGAAAAGTGCATATTGAAAAGCAGTCAACGTCTGCTGACCGCACAGTAAAAGTAACGGAGACACAATAATATGTCATATCGCTGGCCTATTAAAGATAAAGATGAAACACTAGATTACAGCGTAGACTGGTCACGTTTTTTGGATACTGCAACAATAGCATCTGTGCAATGGTTTGTTCAAACAAGTGAGATTGGTAAGACACTACTAGCTTCTGGACAAGATTTGACAACAGCATCAGGTGGGTCAGTAACCGATAGTATTCAAAATGTATCTCCGTCTAATACAGATACAGTTGCTACTATAAATATTGGTGGTGGTGTTAATAACAGAGAATATACATTTAGCTGTCGCATGACTGACAGTACAGGTAGCACAGCAGAACGCACAATTAAACTGCGAATTAGAGAGAAGTAAAACATATGGCATACGATTTTCTTGGCCTAGTAAATGACATCAACAGACGCTTGAACGAAGTTGAACTTACTTCTTCTAACTTTGCTACTGCTGCAGGGTTTTATGGTCAAGCTAAAGATGCAGTTAATGCTTCTATTAGATATATGAACCAGTCAGAATATGAATGGCCTTTTAATCATATTGAACAAGAAGACATACTTACTGTTGGATTAACTCGTTATCCATTTCCTGTAGATTGTAAAGTTATTGATTTTGATACCTTTCGTATTAAGGAAAATACTACACTAGGAAATACTACAGTTAAATTACCTATCATTTCTTATGAAGAATATCTTGACAAGTATGTAGACCAAGAGTATAATAGCACAGCTACATCACAAGGACAGGGTGTACCACAACGTGTATCACAAGCACCTTCGCTAGAATACATTATGACTCCTGCACCAGATAAAGCCTATACAGTAGTGTATGAGTATTATCGTATTCCTGTAGACTTAGAACTATATAATGATGTACCAGTTATTCCTGAAAGGTTTAGACATATTATTGTAGATGGTGCAATGCATTATGCTTATCTTTTCCGTGGCAATACACAAGATGCATTGGTTGCTAAAGAGAAGTTTGAAGAAGGTATCAAGCATATGAAATCTATGCTTATCAATCGTTATAATTATGTACGCTCATATCTAATTGCACAAAACACAGGTGGGGGCGGTAGAATAGGCTATGCAAGGCTTCCGTTGTAATGGACAAATGGCAAACTTATCCTATAGAATTTCGTGGTGGCCTCGTAACAAATTTAAGTCCTTTACAACAGGGCATAAATGCACCGGGTTCAGCACGTATCCTTCGTAACTTTGAACCATCCGTTGAGGGTGGTTACAGGCGTATTGAAGGCTACGATAAGTATGACAGCAATATTATTCCACCTTATGGTGAGCCTGTCGTACACGGAGATGGACAAAGCGGTACTGGCTTAATACTAGGTGCAATACATACTACACCAGAAGCAGGTGATGGATTTTCACTAGATGGTGGATTAGTAGACGGTGCAGCGCAGACAGGTACAAGTTTAAATGTAGACGGTTTAGATGTAGCACCATCAGCAAGTGACACATTTACTATTGCAGGTGACACAACAGTATANACAGTCAGNGCNGCAACGGCTCTTGTAGGTACAGCATCTACACTGACTATAACACCAGCTATTACAGTAGCACCTGCAGATAATGCTGTTCTGTCTTTTAGATACACGATTGCATCTGGTGGTGTAACATTCGATGCAACAAATAACAGAGTAACATTAACACTAGACCAGACAATGGTCGTTAATCCATCTAATGCAGATGTTGTTACTTTTGTAAGCACAGTATCAGATTATCGTGCTATTGGTGTAGCAAGCTGGGAAGACCAAGCAATTGTAGCCAAGAACGCAGATGTATTTAAGACATCAGGCAGTGGCTTTACAAAGATAAATGTCTATGACTATGGCGCACCACTTGTAGATGGTGCAGCCCAAACAGGAACTAGCCTTGTTGTAGATGGCATTACAGGTATACCGCAAGCTGGTGATGTATTTAAAATTGCAGGCATTGACCTTGTATATACCTTAACTGCAGATGCAGTTGTAACAAGTGGGGCAGCAACATTAGCTATTAACCCAGCACTTGCAACTAGCCCAGCAGATAATGCTGTAATTACATTTATCTCTATCAATAGAGAAGGCGCATCTAAAGTACGGTTTGCTAAATATAACTTTAACGGTACTGAAAAGATAGCAATAGTAGATGGGGCAAACCCACCTGTATTGTACGACAACAATGACTTTATNGTACTAAACGATGCACCAACAGATGTAATAAGTGCTACACATGTAGTAGAACATAAAAAGTCACTATTCTTTGGTAAGGGTACTACACTTTCATTTACAGCACCTTATGCTGACGATAGTTTTCAAGTAGCGGCAGGTTCAGGTTCCATCAATGTAGGTGGTACAATTACAGGACTGGTTGTTTTTCGTAATCAGCTGATTATCTTTACAGAGAAAAACATTCAGCAGTTACTTGGTAACACCATTGCAGACTTTAATCTGCAGCCAATCACAAGAGATATAGGTTGCCTTGAAGGTGACACGATACANGANATTGGCGGGGATGTAATGTTCCTTGCACCAGATGGATTAAGACTATTAAGTGCAACAGAACGAATTGGCGACTTTGGACTTGCTGCAGTATCTAAAGTTATTCAGCCAAACATGACTAGGTTTATTGCGGCAAATACAAACTTTACTAGCTGTGTAATTCGTGAGAAGTCACAATACAGAATATTAGGCTTTAACAACAACATTACACAAGAAAATGCTCAAGGCATTATTGCCACACAGTTTGCTGAACAAGGCGGTGCTGGTACAGGGTTTGCAGAAACACGTGGTATACGTGCTTATGTAGCAGACAGTAATTATAATGAAGCTGTAGAAGTCGTACTGTTTGCAAATGATGATGGCTACTTATATCAGATGGAGTCAGGCAATAGTTTTGACGGTAACAATATTCAAACAACATTTGCTACACCTCATCTGCCAATTCAAGACCCAAGAGTACGTAAGACATTTTACAAATTATTTCTTTACACAGACCCACAAGGTAGTGTAAACTTTGATGTAAGTCTTAAACTTGATTTTGATACACAAGGAACAATTCAACCTGCCCCAATTAGTTTTGCAAACACATCAGGTGTTGTAGGCTTTTACGGAGTAGGAACATTCGGAACTACAAGCTACGGAACAAAACTGTTAAAGTTATTTGAAACACAGATTATAGGTTCAGGATTTGCCGTTTCATTTCAGTTTGAATCAGACGGCACAGACCCACCATTTTCACTGGATGCAATCACAGTTGAGTATGGTATTCATGACAGAAGGTAGAGGACACTATGGGTACAGGCTACACTCGTAACGATGTCAGTAATAACATTGCTGATGGTAACATTATTAATGCGTCAGACCTTGATGGTGAATTTGATGCGGTAGAATCCGCATTTAACTCATCGACAGGTCACACGCACGATGGCACNGCTGCAGAAGGTGGAGCAATCACAGTTGTTGGTCCAGTACAAGACCTTGTTGTAAGTGCCACTGAAGTTAAACCAAAAACAACAAATACACTTGACTTGGGTACATCAGGCTTGCTTTATAAAGATGCNTACCTGCAAGGCAATATGTATTTCCGTGATACTGCACTTAANATTGTATCAAGNGCAGATGGTCAACTTGATATTGATGCCGATGTTGAACTGGAAGTTGTAGCCCCCACAGTTGACATTGATGCCTCTACCGCTGTAACCATTGACACTGCCA